GAGTGGGTCGAACAGTCGAAGGGCGTCTCGGCGCGGCACGCGCTGTGGCTCGCGCGTGACAAGTACCGCGGGAAGGCACGCGTGGATGCCGCCGAGAAGGGTGTCGCGTAGTGGATCAGGCCGCGTTCCTCGAGGTGCAGCGACGCATGGCGGAAGAAGAGGCGCGGCGTGGCACGCATCCGCAGGCGCAGACGTCCGTTCCGACAGGCATGGATCGCCTCGCGGCCGGCCTGCAAAGCCAAGGCTTCCAGAACTTCATGCAGCATCCCGTCACGCAAGGCGTCACCGGCACGTTCGACTACCTTGAGCAGATCCCCATGCGTGGCCTGACGGCGCTCGCTGCGCGCCTGCGCGGTGACGACGAGACGCTCGCTGGCATCATGAGCGGCGGCAGGTACGAGCCCGGCATGCTCACTGGCAACCAGTGGGTGGACATGGGCATCGGCTCCCTGCTGTCCGCGGACAACCTCATCCCTGGGCTCGGGTTGGTGCCCGCGCCGCGCATTGGTGCAGCCGCTGGCTTCATGAGCGACTGGAGTCACGTTCCGGGCCTCGATCGCGCCCGGAAGTACACGCCCCAAACGGTGCCGCCACCCGTTCGGCAAGGCACCACCACCGCGACCGGTCGCGTGTCGCAGCAGGCCATCGAAGCGCAGCGACGCATCAGCCGCCGGCTGGCGCCCAGGATCCTCAGGAACCCAGCACGCCTGCAGGAGCTCGACGCCGCCATCGCTCGCGGGGTCGCCGCGCAAGGCCCGCAGTGGTACACGACCACGCAGATGAAAGACCTGTTCAGGAACGCTCTCGGTGACAACGACGCCGCCAACGAGCTGTACAACATCACGATCCTCCTCACTGCCGCGACAAGCCCCCAAACGACCGTCAGGGACAACATCGCTCGAGCACTGACGCTCGTCGACCAAGTCTCCGCCGGCCGCGGGTACCCGGAGATCAAGGCGTTCCTGGAAGCCAACCCTGGCTGGCGCTCCGAGCTCTTCGATCGCAGCCTCAGCGCCGCGATGATGAACGACGCGATGGTCAGGCAGGCGCTGGAGACTGGTGAGCTCGGCGGGCAGAAGGTCAGCTCGTTCCTCACGAACTACCTCGACAACCTGCACGCCGTGACGGTCGACACGCACAACCTCCGCGCGCTGCTGTACTTCGGCGGCATGGACTTCCGCACGCCCGCCGGCCGCAGGCAGATCGCGCAGTTCTTCGACATGCCCACCAGCGCCGCGGACATGGCGAAGTACTCCGAGATGAGCCCGTACGACTTCATCGCGTTGCCGTACGCGAAGATCAGCAGCAGCAGCAAGCCGGGCGGCGCGGCGTACACCGCGCTCGAGGAACTGAACCGCACGCTCGCCGAGCGGTACAACCTCTCCCCCCGCGACTTCCAAGCGACACTCTGGACAGGCGCGGCGGACATCACCGGCGTCGACAGCATCATCCCCTTCGATCAGCTGTTCATGGACGTCGTGCAGCAGCGCGCCGCCGTCGCCGGCATCGAACCCGAAGAGCTCGTGCGGCGCATGGCCAGCGGCCAGGTGAACATCGCGGACGTCGTCGGTGAGGAGTACCTCACTCGCGTCCGCAACCGCCTCACCGCGATGGCCGCGGACGAGATGACGAGCGACGAAGTTGCGCCGGCGCAACCCGACAGCTTCGATCGCGAGCAGTGGACGCCACCCACCGGCATGAACGACGAGCGCCTCGGTGAGATCGCGCGGCAGCTGAACCAGCCGTGAGCAAGAACATCAACCTCAGGCTCACGATCCCGCGAGGGCTCGAAGCCAAGTACATGACGTTCCTCGACGACGAGCACTACACCGAGATGGCATGGCTCGGCGGCTTCGGAACAGCGAAGAGCGACTGCCTCGTCACCAGCATCATCAAGACGGCGTACGACTACCCCGGCTGCACGCTGGTGCTCGCCCGCGACGAGCTCGTCAACCTCAAGCGCACCACCCTCGCGGACCTCCTGAACAAGGCGCCGGAACTCATCGCGCACCACAACAAGACCGAGTCGATCGTCACGTTCCCGGAGATCCCGGATCACAACGGCGTCCCCAGGGCCAGCACCGTGTACTGCTTCGGCCTGATGACCGGCGACTACGTGCAGAAGCTGAAGTCGCTGCAGCCGTTCCGCATCTTCATCGACGAGGGCGACAAGATCCTCGAGGAGATGTTCGACATGTGCGTCCTGCGGTTGCGGCAGAAGGCGTACCACCGCGAGACGGGGAAGCTCGGGAAGAACCAAGTCAAGATCGTCGCGAACGACGAGGGCAACAACTGGTTGTGGCGCCGCATGGTTGGGCGCCCGCACCCCGGCAAGGCGATGGATCCGCAGTGGGTGAAGGACAACGTCGGCCTCCGCGAGGAGTTCTTCCTACCGAAGAATCCCGTCCAGGACGTGTACGACGGCGACATCGTGCAGTGGCGCGACGATCGGTACATCGTCAAGAGCGTCGACTCGAAGGGCGTGTTCCTCGAGGGGCACGACGGCCGCGTGCGCGTCGACCAGATCAAGGTCGTCATCCAGCGGTTCTGCATCTACGCGTTCAGCCACGAGAACAAGAGCTTGAACCAGCAGAACCTGAAGAACGCGCGTGGCGTCAGCGCCGCGATGCGCGCGAAGTACATCCTCAGTCAGGTCGACACGCAGTCGGGCCTCATGTTCCCGGAGTTCGACGTGCAGACGCACGTCATCCCGGATCAGGTGGTGCCGTACCGCTGGAAGACGATCGTCGGCCTCGATCACGGCTTCGAGCACCCCACCGCCGCCGTCGCGATCGCGCTTGATGCCATGAACGACGTGGTCGTGTACAAGGAGTACAAGGCCGCGAACCTCAGCGTCCCGGACAACGCCGAGAACATTGCCGAGATGATGGAAGGCTACGAGGACGTCCGCTTCTTCGGGGACACGCAGTTGTGGAGCGTCGACCCGCGCCGGCCCGGCGAGATGATGGCGAACGACTACATCCGCGCCGGCGTGAAGCCGCTCATCCGCGCGAACAAGAACCGCGAGCTGAGCATCGCGCGCATCAAGGAGTACCTCACCGTCAAGCCAGCCAGCTTGTGGCAGCCCGAGGAGAAGCCTCGCCTGTACGTGATGGAGTCGTGCCGCGATGTCGTTCGCACGCTCTTGAACATGACGTGGGAGCAGTACCGCAAGAAGGAGGACGATGACATCCTCGACGCGTTGAGGTACGCGATGATGGCTGTCTACAATGCCTCGAGAACCGCGCCGGTGATGGGTGACGAGCTCCAGTCGAAGCCGAAGCCGTTCTCCGTCAGAGCCTACTAGGAGGACGCGTGAGCAAGAAGAGAGGCAACATCGGCACGCTCGGCGTGCAAGCGGTCAGCATCTCCGAGGAGTCCCTGAACCTCGACGCCTTCGGTCGTTTGCGCGTCAGTGACCCCACCACCGTCTTCGATGCCGGGCATGAGTACAACGTCAACCCGCTCGTGTGGGACGACAGCCTGTCAACCGGGACGGGCGCCGTCACGCACTTGCCGGACGAGAGCGCCGCGCAGCTGAGCACCGGCGGCACGCTCGCGAACGCGAAGGCCGTGCTGCAGACCCGCGCGTACCACCGGTACCAGCCCGGCAAAAGCCAGTTGGTGCTCTGCACTGGCGCGTTCGGCGCGGCCGTCACGAACGCTCGCCGCCGGTACGGGTACTTCGACGCCAACAACGGCGTCTTCTTCGAGCAGACTGCCGCCGGCATGAACATCGTGCTGCGATCCAGCACGACCGGCAGCGTCGTCGAGCGTCGCGTCGCGCAGTCCGCATGGAACTACGACAAGCTCGACGGCACCGGCCTCAGCGGCGTCAACGTCGACTTCAGCAAGGCTCAGATCTACCTCTTCGATCTCGAGTGGCTCGGCGTCGGCCGCGTCCGTTGCGGCATCGTCATTGGCGGCGCGATCATCTACTGCCACGAGTTCGGGCACGCGAACGAGCTCACGGGGCCGTACATGACCACCGCGAACCTGCCGGTGCGCGCCGAGGTCGAGAACACCGGCGTCACCGCCGCGGCTGTCACCATGAAGCAGGTGTGCGCCAGCGTCATCAGCGAGGGCGGACAGGAAGACGATCGCGCGTTCCTGCACAGCACCAGCAACGGCATCACGACCGTGGCGGTCACCACCCGCCGCGCGGTGCTGACCATCCGCCCGAAGTTGCTGTTCAACAGCATCACGAACCGCGGCCAGGCGATCGTCAGTGAACTGAACCTCTTCTCGGACGCCAGCGCGTTCTACGAGATCGTCGTTGGCGGCACGCTCGGCGGCACGCCGTCGTGGGTGAGCGTGAACGACGCGAGCATCGTTGAGCGTGACGTGGCCGGCACGACCGTCACGGGTGGCGTGGTGGTCGCCAGCAACTACGTCGCCACCAGCGGCCCCGGCCAGGTGCGCGCGATCGGAACGAACGGCATCCTCGGGCGCCTGCCGCTCGTGCTGAACGCCGCGGGCGACGCCGCGGATCTGCTCTCCGTCGTAGTGACTAGCTTCAGCGGAACCGCTAACGTGAGCGCGAGCGTCACCTGGCGCGAGTTCCGATAGGGAGGACTGTTCGTGACGAGCATCCAGAAGGCATGGCAGGGCACCGCGACCACCACGGGCGTCGTGCCACTCACGCAACTCGGGCAGCCCGCGCACCTGCGGCCAAGCGCCACGCCAGGCGGCAGTCCCGCCACCGAAGACCAGCGACTCGATGACGTCAACCACGCGTTCGTGGCTGACACGCCCGCTAAGACGCTGCACGTCAAGTTCCTCGGCACGAACGGCAGCGTCACGTTCCAAGGCTGCGATGGCGACCCGAGTGTCGCCGCGGACTGGTACGCGATCGGCAGCGCCATCACCGCCAGTGGCGCCGCGACGGACAGCAACTCCCGTCGCTTCGTGCGCGCGAACCTCACGGACGCCGGCAGCGCCGGCGCTACCGTGTACCTCAGCGCGAGCTCCTTGTGAGCCTCATGAAGGGAGGGCGGCATGCCTGAGTGGGTGATCGGACTCATCATCCTCGCGGCCGGTGTTCTGATCGGCGCGACGTTCGCGCACTTCAACCGCAAGTGACATGAACCCGGACGCCGCGAGCATCACACTCACCGGCTTCGCGCCAACGTTCGTGACGGGCGTGCGGCCGGCGACTGGCGTGATCAACCTGGCCGGCCCCGCGCCGACCACCACCGCTGGCGCCGATCGGTTCCTGTACCCCGCCACCGCCGGCATCACCGTCACCGGTCGCGCGCCCACCGCGCTGCAGTACAACGAAGCCGTCATCGACTTCACGCGCGTCACCGTGCGGCCCGCACTCGAAGGGCGAGTCAGGATCAACCGTGGCTAGTGGCGACCTGTACGTCGGAAATGACACCATCGTCGAGCTCACGGGCCTCACGAACAGCGCCACCGGCGCCGTCGTGAACAGCGCCTCAGCGAGCGTCACCCTCGTGGACGAGAACGACGCGCCTGTCGACGGCATGAGCTTCCCGCAGGCCATGACCGCGCTCGGGAACGGCGCGTACTCCGCGACCCTGCAAG